CATGATGCCATAGCAGTTGAACGCTGCTTCGGATGCCGTCAGAGCCTCCGCCGTTCCCGGTGTAGTCTCGATCTTTGCCGCCAATACTCGCTTGCGTTTCAGTAGTGTCATTTACCTAGCTCCCTTGATGCTCTTAGTTTGATCTGTCCACTGGCCGCAAGAATGATTTCTCTAAGCCTCCGATTGATTTCAATTGGGAGTCGCTCCCTTGCTGTATCTGCTGCAATCGTCCCGATGTTGCCTTCTCGGAAGTAGTCACCGGGTCGCTTGCTAAGAACCCGAACAAGCTTCCTGGCCCCTTCGCTAGCTGGACGATAAACATCGCCACGCCATCGCGATTGAATGAACCCATCGGAGATGACCGTCCACCCGCCTCCCATGTGCGTCTTGTATTGGACTCCGAGACTCTGCCTCTTACCTCGTCGTTTTTTGCTATAGGACTTGGCCTCGTTCATCCGAACCGGGAAGTGATGACCTTCCCAAAGCCCGATGGTTACGCCTGCGTTTCCGGGCTCTGCTTTGTTCTTTTGCTTGATCGTCTTTTTGAGCGTTGCCGCTTTGTTGATCGGTTTGGCTACGCCCTTATTCTCACTCGAAAGCTTGAGGTTGACTAGCGGATTGAGTGCCTTTGCTGCCTGGACTCGGACAGTCTTTGCAGTCCTATTAACCGCTGTAGCCAAGTGCCTTGGCAAGTGATCGCCGAACGCTCCAAGGTTGATTTTCATTTGCCGGATTGAGGCTTCATCAACTGTGATTTTCAGCATCAGTTCCGAAGCTCCGTTGGATCATCTTCCGAGACCCTGAAAGTGATTTGCAAAGGGACAGTAAGTCCATCGATCCCGCCATCCGCTGCGATGAATTGTACACTTCCGAACACCGCATCGATAGCATTACCGCCGAAAGTATGCCAAGTCGATGAACCGCTTGCAATCGCTTTTACAACGTCGGCGTGAAAAGCGTTTAGCATTTCGTCGATCGCCTCTTGCCCTCGTTCGTCCTGCATGACATGGCAATGGATGTTGAAGGTCTGCCGATAGGCATTAGCAGGCGGAACACCTGGCCTATCTAGCTCGCCGACTCGATCCAGTGGCCCCTGAGTCAAGACGATTTGGTTATGTCTTGGCGTAAAGTCTGCGAACCGCTTTGGACGCTGCACCTCGCTGATAACCGTCGAGTACGAACCGCTGCCAACCATCGCATCGAGACGCGACTTGAGAGCGAGAGCGATCGTTTCAACAACGGCTACCGGCATTCGAGAATCAGCATCCCTTCATCGTGGCTAGTGAGTCTTAGGATCGAGTGCCGCTTAACAGGTTGACCAACTCGATCCGAAAATTCTAGTTCGTCGCCGCCTAGATTCAACTCATCGCTTGCAATGCCTTCAGTCTCATCGTTGGCAACGTGTATCTCGAAAACGGGATACACAACGTCACCATCTTCGGGAAGGATGCCAAGGGCCTCGCGCACAACCACCGCATCGATCTTGCGAGACCGACCGTTCCGCTTGTAGTAAACGATCGGCTCTGCAAAATCGTCAGGGTTGGCGAAGACCTTCTTGGCATCCTCTTTGATGAGGTCGTGAAGGCTCATCGGTTATCGCTTGCACTCGACCGAGACATAATCAACCGTCACGCTGTTGACGTTGGTCGATGCAGTCTTGCTGATCTGAACGAACGGTTGAAGCGATCCGGTTGCTGCAGACATCGAGAAGGTCGTTGTCGAAGCAACTCGGGCACCGTCGATGTAGAACTTAACATCGCTCTTGCCGCCAGTGAAGTCGATAACGAATTCTTTGTAGGTCGCAACCAACGAAACGCCTGATGCCTTGTCGTCGTTGTCGGTCGTTCCGTCATCGCTTTCACAAACAACAGCATTCGAGCCCGCAAGCTTGAATTGTGCGTTGTTGGCTGTCGCGTCGGTATCGTCGTTTCGAGCCGACTGCAAGCCGAAAGCCAAGGTTGTAGCAGCATTGAGAGATGCAACCGTCTTGACGAGGAACACGGCTCGCTGAATGTTGTCGATGTCAAAGCAAAGCTTGTCACCGAAGTCCAAACAAACATTTTGAATCTCGTTGGCACTATCGAAGGTCAACGCGATTTCACCGGTAGCCGATGGGCTCACCGAAGCATAGGTTGGAGTGCCACTGGACGAGGTGTCAGTGATCTTCCAATTGCCTTCACCAACCGTGGCCGTGTAGGTCTTGCCGCCGAAGAAATCATCCTCGAACTTGGCATGATTAACAAATCCGCTCATTTCTTATTTTCCTTTTTTGTTGTGTTGTCGCTGTCAAAGAAAGCCCTGGCCAATGCCGACCAGGGCTATAGGTCAATTAACCGGACTAGGTACGGTTGCCGAAGATACCTCGATGGTCGATCACTGCTGCGGCCATCGATTGGCGAACGTAGTAGTGATAAGTGTCATTATCCTTGTTCCATTCGGACTCAAGCACTGGGGCTTCTTCGCCGTTAAGGAACGTGATTTCGACTGTATCCACTTGGGCGTTGTCGGCGATCGCGTACCAGTTGGTTGCGCTGTTTGCATCGAGCAAAGCGGTTGCAACCACTTGCAATGGTCGAACGCCGTTCACACCGTAGATGTTGACCACGCCTTCATTGCCGTTGCTCTGAGCGTAGGACTGGCTGTTGACCAGTTCCAATGCGGTCGCTGCGTATGCTTGCGGTACGAGCAACGTGCGAGGCGAAAGGTTGAGGTAAACATCGCTACTGAGACCCTTTTGCAAGGACATCAGCTTAAACGCTTCGTTCAAGGTCGTCACGCCTGGAGCAGCAACTGAAGATGCCGTGATGTTGCTTCCGCTTGCGTGTGAAGCAGAGAACAGAGCCACACCATCTGCCATCGTTGGGTTGGCAAGCAAAGCATCGTAAACGACCTTCTCTTGCGTCCTTCGTGCTGCGTTGCCGTGCATCGCTGGAATGCGAGACAATGCGTCAAGGTCGTCGTTTACAACAGTTTCCCAAGAGACCGAGAACTTCTTACCGAACTTCTCAACCTTATAGGATCGCTTGGAATCGACGACTTGCCCCTCGGGGTATGGAGCCCCTTCGGGAACCATTTCGAGGTTTGGAGATTCGCCGAGCTGAATGCGGTTGATGTTTTTGAAGTCATCGACCGACTGAGCTTGACGAGCCCACAGAGACCAAGTGTAAGGTGCTTCCTCGTAAGCTGCTCGCAAGGTCTTGCTAGCTGCATCTAGCAGGATGTTTTGAAAGCTTCCGGTCGTATGATAGGCTTCCATAGATCGACGAATGTTGAGCCGATTGAATACCTTGTCCTGACCCATCGCCATCCGAGCAACGTCGACTGGAGCGTACTTTTCTGGACTGATGCCCATGCGTCGAACGCACAATTCAGCAAGCCGATAGATTCCGAGGTTGCGGAAATCTTCCGATCCTGCTGCTTGCGGGGCTTGTCGTTTGACAGTCCCTTGGAAGCATCGCTGGATCAAACCAGCTTTAGCTGCTGCCTCAAACTTGTCATGCTCCGACTCGGTAACGCGAACATCGCTGCCGACAGTCTGTCCGATTGGGGAATTACTCATCTTTCGGATGATCCTTTCTTGAGCGTCTTGAACTGAACATCCTGATTCGACCAGTTCATCAACAAAGGAACGCTCGACCTTTGCTAGAGTCCCCGCCGAGATAATTGCCTTGCGTCGGTCGTCAACTGCTTTGAGCTGTCGAGCAACTTCTTCTTGTACTTTGTCATCCATTCGCATTGCCTCATCTTCGGGCTTGCTTTCTTCGGCCCTCGCCATTTCTTCGGATGGCTTATTGCCTTCCATCATTTCAACTTCAAGTGATGGCTTTTCCATGTGGTCTGCCATCCACTTGATAATCTCGCTCGCATCGGTCATCCCTTCTGGGAGACCAAGGGCTTTCAACTGAGCCATTAGCTCTTCTGACATGCCTGCCTGCCTTTCTTCTTGGTCGTATGACCGTCGAACCGTGGAATTAGGATCTGCGCCCGTTGCACAGATCGAAGCGTTGTGAGGTTCCCAAGCGGTTACAATTTCCGCTGGCCCCTCGATCACCTTGCCTTGTCGGGTGGTGTATTGTTGACCCTCTGAGACGTAGACCCTTGCTAGGATCTGTGCGTCAATTGAGAAGTCGTTTAGATGGCCCTCGTTGTACCGAGTGGCCACGATTTGAGATTCTTCGTCGGATGCAAACGACGCATCGCCAACGAGCGAACCATCTTGAATTGAAATGTTTCGGATCGAGCCGAACACATTGCGAACCGTCTTGTCGTTGTGAGAATCGACGATTGGCAATTGATTCTTGCCGTTACGGAATTGAACGCCATCCATAAGCAAGACTTGACGGATCGTCTGCCGACGTTCTTGATCGTAAATCTCGATTGGAGTCTCTGTTGCAATGACCGCTTTTCCGTCTTTTGGTGCTTGGAATGCTCGCTGGATCTTTGGCACCGAAGCGATCCTTTCAACCTTGTCTTGTGATTCCATTTGTCGCTTTACCTTTGCTGACCAAGAACGACCCGCATCACCGCCCCAAAGAGCCCAAGCGATCCGACCCGCTGACGGAAATCCTTTTTGACCTGGCTTCCATCCTTCGCCCTGCTTGTCAACTTCGTGACGAGCAAAGTAGCTGACCATGCGTCCGATGGTATCGGGACTAATCTCTTTGCCGTTCGATAGGTCACGAGCCCTAGCAACGCCAACAGGTGTCCCGCCGCGATTGTGTTCGCGCCTCCATTCAAGACCCTGCTTAGCTTCCTCACGCACTCCCTCGGGAGGCGTAAAGTCAATGCCGTCATACTTTGCACGCTCGACCTGTTCCGAAGCGTACAGAGCCGCGATCTGATCGTTAGCGTCTGATTCGCTTGCATGGCACCCCATAAGCTGTCGCTCATCGGACTTGAAAACTCCCCAGGGCTTGGCGATAGGACAAGCCGCTGTAGTCTTTGTGTCATAGGGCATTGGCTACCTCGCTAACGACTGCTTGAGCCTCTGGAGGTGTTGCCGATGCCGATTGAGCCGCCGAGATTGCTAGCTGTTGCTCTTGCGGAGTTAGTAGACCTAGCTTCTTCTTAAGTGCGTTCTCTTTGGCGCGTTGGTACATTACTGCTTTCCATGATCGACCCCTTGCACCCAATTCAGTTTGGTAGTCGCTCATGAATGATTCGATCGCATCCTTCGCCGCTGCTTGCTCCGATTGAGGATCGACCCATTCCCATTCGGGTGTCATCCACTCAACAGGGGCAAAAGTGCGACGGTCACTCAGCAACTCGCTGGAGGTGGGAAACGAGGGTAGGGAACTGAGTGCCGCCGCATCGAGAAAAGCATCCCAAACAGGCTGAAGCAAATGACGGATCAAGTATTTCTGCCAACATCGAAACCGCCGACGATCTTCCAATTGGCTCGTTCGACTTGAACTGTAGGAAGTTTGGCTGTAGTCCCTTGCTACCGTTTCATACGAGAGCCCTGTACCGACTGCGATCTGTCTTAGAATCAAAGCGATCCAAGGTTCTGCCGCTGAGTTAGGACGGCCAGGATTGAGCCCTACGACATCCTCACCAGGTCGAAGATTCATGACCATGCCTGGCTCGACATGGCTATAGCTGTTGCCTGCGTCGTCAGTGTTGCCGACTCCATCGGGCTCGATCAGATTTCCAAGTGGCGTATCAGTCTTGATGGCAACAGTGAAGCACGACGCGACAGCCGAAGCTTGAAGTTCATTGTCGAGATACGTTCCTAGGTCACGCACCGGAGTTACCACCGGAGCAAACCAAGTAACGCCCCTCGTCTGGCCGATGCGATCCTGCCTGTATAGGTGCATGATCTCATTTGCAGGTACTCGCTCTGGAGTTCTAGTCACAGCGTATGGTTGCAACGGGTGATCTTTGTAGATCCAGTAGGCAACCGGCCTACCAAGATCGTCAACCTCAACCCCGCGAATGATTCGATTGTCACCAGCCGGAGTTAGCCTTGCTGCATAGTTGTCCTTGTCGCCTGCAAGCCTGTCAGCTTCGATCAATTCGAGAGCCAATGGGACTGGCCGATAGATTCCTCGATAGACCTTGCCAGGCGTTCTAATGAGCCGTACAAGCACCTCACCGGCCTCGACCATTTCACGTTGGCAAATAGCCTGGATTTCGTCGAGAGTGTATTTCCCGTTGACATCGCAGACTTCCGCCCACTCCGACCAAACCTTATCGCGTTGGTCGTTAATCGTTTCGATGTCGTCTCCGCTTGGAGTCTCATACTGGCTTTGTGCTTTGATCCCGCAACCAACCACCGACGAAACGATGGTATCTACAACGCCCCATGCGTAAGCATTGTTTCGCACTAAGTCCCGAGCCCACGCCCGAAGCGTATCAGCACCAAATGGCCCTGACAGCTCCATGTCCGCTGGATTGTTCTTTGGCTTGCGACTCGATGAGATTCTCGATGGCTCGGCACCTGTGAAGGATCGAAGCACCTTTCGAGCCTGAGCCCTTCGGAGTCCAGCCGTAGGACTGATAGCCGTGATAACAGAATCGAGCATCTTGCCGATCATCTACGAGCCCTCGACAATCTGCCAAGAGTCACGCCACCGGAACCGCTTTCACGCTCGACCTGTTGCTGCAAAATTCGTCGTTCTTCAAAGAGCGACTTCAGGTCAAGTTTGGTAACCGTCCGAGAGCCAATAGAATACTGCTGAGCCCCTCCGGTAACGAGAGCCTCAATAGCTGCGTCGATGAGCGTTAACAGACTTGCCGCTGATGCCATGCACAAAGGATTGCATGGAGAGCAAACATTCTCAATAAGCCTGTACCATTAGCGTAGTACAGTCAATAAAAAATTACTTACCTTCCTGGCTCCAAGTGTGGTTGCAGTTCTTGCACTTGCAAAAACGGATCTTGCCGCGAGTGCAATAAACGTAACTTGCATTCGTTCCATGCGGTCGCCTGGTTTCGCACATCGTGCAAGGTCTCGGAGTAAATTGCCGATAGATCGGCTCGCTCGGTTGTTGCTCGATTGTTGCCGTTTGCTGCACCGCTTCTCCTGATTGCTTCCTGCTTTTCTTCGCCATCCTAATACCTCCGTTTTGGAATCCACCCGCCCTGCCGCTGTCTTAGATTGCGTCCATGTTGGTACGCCTTTGGAGCCTGCTTAACAGGCTTAGGCTGATCGCCGCTAACGTGCTTCGGTTGCACCTCGATCTCACTTGGAGCAATCAACTTAACCCCGCAAGCCTCACTAGCCGCCGCTGCCATGTAGGTCGCATCAAGCCAGTGATTGTTCGAGTCCTTGACCATCCAGTAGGTCTTAGCCCCCTTACCCTCAGTAAACTTCGTCACCAGTTCTTCCGCTGCGATATGCTGCGCGTACTGCGAATGTCGCCGTTCTTCCTCAAGTGCGAACAACGAAAGCGAACCACGCCGAAGCATATTAGATTCATCGAAGGTTGGAGTCATAAAACGTTCATGGATGAACTGCTTCCAATAGCTTGTGTCGAGCTCGTAAAGCCAGACGTTTGAGGACGGAAGCTTTTGAGCGTGAAGGTTGGCCCCTGCAATCGTCGTCGATGTAGACTTAGCCTTTCGATGGTACGGATCTTGACCCTTGCTAGGATGAAAGATCCCGCCAACCTCACGACAGAACTGGTAAGCCGCATTGGTAAACGCACCGGAATCCACGAGACAAAAATCGACCGATCGCTTCGTTCCTGTTGTGTCAATGAAATCCTTCGTCAAAAGCTCATCACGCCAATTTAGCAAGCAATGGTAGATCATCGGCTCGCTGGCTTCGTGATCCATGCTCTTGTCAGTCCCGTAGACCTGGGCCCGGCCGTAATCGACCACAACGCCGCCAGCACCATGCCACCAAGCAGTCACAACCCAATGACAGTCATACTTTCCAAGATCGATTGCGGCCGTAAGCGCAACCGTGTTAGCCGGAAGTTGACGCCGAACCAAACCACTCACCCGCGACTCAACCAAAGCAGGAGTGATCCCTAGGCCCATCGGCCCGGCTTCCTCAGGTGGATCGTTGTCAATCTCGGTAGAAACTGCCTTTTGGCCTACGTCTGCGACTCGGTTGAAATACGATTGCATTGCTGACAATTCCATCGGCTCGCCGTCGCTGTGAGTCTTTTTGCTGTAGCTATGCGGATTGCTAACGACAGAACCACGCTCGATGTCCTCTTGATTGTCTCGCCAAAAGCGGAAAGCCTCCCTAGCGTCAGGATCGTTATCTTTGCGTCCCTTTCTTAGGTCGATGTACTTCTCGATTAGATCCATTCGATCGGGCTTGGTCACTAGCTTGCGGTATCGCTTGCCCCTCCAAGATGGCTTGATCTTCGGATCGGTGTAACGATACGCAATGCACTTGCGATTCTGGATCGTGCAAAGCATCACTCTAGGGATCCGCTCCGAGGACTGACCGAGTCCAGCGATGTCTTGTTCGATTACTTCCTCGTTCTTCTCAATCGTCGTTTCGCTTGCCGCTGCTTCCCTGTCTTCGATGTCATCGATTATAGCCAAGGTAGGTCGTCTGCTTCGGTACTTAGTCCCGCGGATCGCTCCATCGATCCCAAGGGAGTAAAGCACTTGGCCACATGAAGCAGGCTCGATCTCCAATGGCCATCCCGGTAGCTGTTCCCTGGTGATCGTCGGGAACACAAAGAACTCAGGCCCGATGACGATGTTGGTAGGCTGACCTTGGCAAGTCTGCATCCTGCCTCTACTCGACCAACCTCCGACAGCCTGAAACGGAATGGCGATCTCAGGGTAGTCAGCCGCGAAGATTTCATTTTGTTGGAGTTGCTCAACGATGTCCCGAACTTCCTTTTTTGCTTTGTCGGCGTTTTTTCCAATGACGACAGGGAATGTCGAAAGATGCCGGATCATCAAGTAAAGAGCCGTGAGAATTGCAAGCGTCGTCTTGCCCTCGCCCCGTGGCCCTGCTATCGACTGATCCCCGCCGTACTTAGCAGCATCAATGATCGAATGCACCATCGCCAAGCGATCCTCAGTCCAGCTCTCGAAGAACTTTTCGGGGAAGTAGGTCGAGAGCCACAAAGCAGGATCAGACTCGCACTTGAGCCGACGAGCAGGATCTAGAGGTGGCGGAATGGTGATGTCGCGTTGGCTTGCTCGCTTCTTGGCCATCAAGTCGCGTTGATACAGCCGACGGTCACCCTTGACAGGATCCGCCGACAATGCCGTTTTCGGATGCAAGCTTAGTAAGGTCTGCAACTGGGACAGATCGAGCGAGTTCAAGAAGTCGTAATCGGAGCTCATTGTCCTTGGCCTCCTTTTTTGCTTCCGCTTCGTCTCGCTTGTGATCGAG